AGATTCGAACTCACGAAAGACTTGCGCCTTTGCCGGTTTTCAAGACCGGTGCATTCAACCACTCTGCCACCCTTCCATGTTATAAATTCTTACACTTATTTACAACTGTATGTATCAAATTTCCTAATCCATTTCTACGTTGGGCTGTCAGCAAAGGCTGTATTCCTAATGGATTAAAATCATCTATACCTATAGTTGTGGCTTCTTTTACGTCACTATTTGTAAAGCAATCGCAAATAACTCTTGCTATTCCTTTTGTTATCATAGCATCACTGTCGTACTCAACAACAACTTTATCATTTTCCATATGGCAATCTACCCATATCTGAGACATACAACCGTGTACTTTGTTATCATCTAATCTTTTATTTGGATCTAATGTTGTCGATTCTTTGGCTAAATCTAAAAGATACTCTAGTCTATCAGTACCTTCTAGCATGGCAAGTGATTCGCCCCAAGTTGAAATTTTATCTTTAATTGAACTCATATTACTATATTACAAGAAAAGTTGATACATTGCAATCAGATTCATTAAAGCAAACCAACTGCATAAAACAATTACAAATGCCGCATTACGTATTACTGCACTAACAATACCCAACACACTACCAACAAAGTACATAGGTATGAATATTTTCGTAGCAGGATCTAACACAGTGAAAGTCAATATGGCACTGGCACTGATTAGGAAAGTGGCTTCAATCATCTCACACCAGAACGCAAGAGGACTCAACTTGTAACTGTTTTTCCAAAATTTAATAAACTTGTTCAATGTACATCTCCAATAAGTGCAACTTTTCTGTTGCCAGGTAAGTTGCCAACCCCGTTAGCCTAACGAATTAGGCCGCAAGTGCTAGATTTTCATCTGCATTTATAATTTTGTGCGATTTGCGGTCGTCACCTACCGACAACTCCAATGCCTTTTAAATCACCGTCGATCCTGGTTCACCCCCGTCATAAACACACCAGTAATGTTTCACGAAATATTCTTTCCATCTAGTGCCGTAGACTTTGATATAAGCATTCCTTATTCTATCAAATTCTTTCTTAGACATAAAGCCTCGTGTGTTTATGGTGGAGGTGGTCGGTACTGCCCCGACGTCCGTATAACCTATTACGACACCTTCATCGTTGTAAGTGTAATTATACAACTTTATTAACTTTTGTCAACCAACTATATGATATCTAATGTTTTTAATGTAGTAGCAGTGGCAATACCTGCTGATAAAAGATAAGCCATGCATGGATCTTTTGTTAACTGACCTAATAATCCTGCCAGTGCGGCCTGTAATAGTTTTTCAAGTATGTTTCCAAGATATTTTAAATCTTCTTTGATTATATCTATTAACATTTTAGCAAGTCCTATAACTGCCATTGCAAGAGCTAATATACCTGCCACTTGTAATACTTTAGATAATATTTGTCCTAGTATACCACCTGCCTTCATTAAAGCACCCATTGCCGATTCAATAAATTTACAAGGACCTGATGCTGTTGATGGAACGTTAGCCAGTACGTTTGCTAGAGAACTAAAAGATGAAACCATACTCATATAACCTGCAAGTCCTGGAATAGCAATACCGCCAGGTGAACTTGGCGTTGTTGGTAAGGCAACGTCGGCTCCATAGTAAGCAGTGTTACCCATAACTGTCCACATAGAATTTGGATTAGTAAATTCTTCAACACACATACCACTCTGTCTGTTACTCAAAAATGCAACGTCTTTTATCGCACCTTCAACAAACTTGATATCTCTTATCTCAATGTCAGTCAACTTCCTTGTTGTCTGTCCTGGTCCTATAAGAGAACCATCTACTTCAACACGTTGAGCATAGTTGACATGATCCCAGTTATCAGGTAATGCCGATTTTTGATCAGCAATCTTTTGTGCTATCTGTTGAATTGCATCATCATGTGGATTTCTAAAACCAGCATATGCTTTACAAGATCTACCAAATGGATCAGTATGGTCCACTAGATCCAAAGCACCGCTGTTCAATAAATTCTTTTGTAACTCACTTATCTGTGAAGTGTTTGGAATAAGGTTATCTGGGAAGTTTAAATTATCCGGATAGTTACCTGTTATTTTTTTTCCTGTTGTCATTTTTATCCTCCTGCGAAAACTGTTCCTGAACCTGTTTGTACTGAACTGCCACAAGCAACTGGATCACCGACTCTACCTAATTGTAAGTTATTTGCAAACACTGATCCTGATCCTGCGGCCAAGTTACTTCCATGGACACAGTGAACGGACCAACTGTCTGATTGTCTGTGTACTGGTATATTGTCTGCGAAGACATTTCCACTCGCACCATTACTTGGTCTCGGAGGACATGGTCCGTGACCTGTACATAAATCACCTAATCTCGTTACCGCTGGCATAATAGTATTTATGTACTATTATTAAGATGCGATAATTTTTGATTTTTCTTCAGGTGTGGGTGCTTTGATACTCGTTACTGTTTGAGAGTATTGACTAGAAGCCACTGGATTTGCTTTTGTAATTGCAATTATATTACTTCTTGGTAATTCAATTGCGTCCTTAACATCTTGCATCATCATGAACTGGCTCATTGCCAAACCCTTTGGAGTATGTACTAACATCATAGGTTTCATTACTTTGATGCTGGCTGTACTGTCTTCTACTACTTTAGCAATGACTTCTTCTGCTGTCACTAGTTTAATCGCTACTATGTCACCTTCTTCGTGTTTTTTATTTTGGATCATAATTTAAAGCCTTTAAATGTGTCTTTGGTTACATCTTGTTTTACACCACCTATGATGTAACTTTCGACTTCTGTTTCTTGAGGTGCTACCTGTAAGCCTGCTGAGCTTAACCAGTGTTGTGTCCATGGTAGTGGATTCTGTGTTACGGGTTGGTCAAATATCGGTTCTTTACCAATCGCCTTTAGTCTTTTGTTTGCAATAAATTCAACGTATCTGTGTAATAGAGTTTCATTTAAACCAATAATAGTTCCTTGTTTGAACAAATGATCTGCCCATGCTTTTTCTTCTTCGACTGCTATTTTGAACATATCATAAACATCTTTGTCACACTCTTTCGCTATCTTTGTAAAGTCTTTATCATCAGAAGCGTTATGCCAATTCTTTATGACGTGTGTTGACAAGTTCAAGTGTGTCGCTTCATCTCTTGCTATCAATGAAATAATTTTTGCCGAACCTTCCATAAGTTTAAGTTCACCAAATGCGAATGTACAAGCAAACGAAACATAGAATCTTAAACCTTCAAGTAGGTTAACATTTACCATTGCTAGATAAAGTTTCTTTTTAACATCATACAAATCGCCTTTGCCTTTTACAAAATAATTTTCGGCGGCTTCGCCAAATGTATCATAATTTTTTGTTACCGATACTGCACGTTTTAAAATTTCTTTATCATCTAAGATAGTGTCAAAAACTTCTGCTGGATCAGGATAAACATTCTTGATAATATGTGTGTATGATCTAGAGTGAATAGTTTCAAAGAAATCCCAAGTAACAATGCAACCTTCTAGTTCTGGATTAGATACATACGGTAAGAACATAAGACTCGGTCCTCTACCTTGCACACTGTCTAACAAAGTTTGATACTTCAAGTTAGATGTGAATATGTGTTTCTGTTCAGGTCTGAAAGTATCAAAGTCTGACCTGTCTTTTTGTAAACTTACTTCTTCAGGTCTCCAAAAGTAACCCAACATAGTTTGATTAAGTTTATCAAACTGTGGATACTTGAATACATCGTATCTTTGTACGTTCTGATCTTCACCAAAGAACATCGGCTCTTTTGTAAAGTCAATATCATTTCTATTAAAAACTGTTTTTCCCATAGTCCTATTTATTTCTCTTAGATTTCACAAGCGTCGCAATTTTCAACGTCTGTGTCTTGTGTGACTGATACATTTGAATCAACTGATTTGTCATGCTGTGAACCATCTAAATGCTCAAACTCTTTCGCGGCATTCTGTACTGGTGCTTCTTCTACTTCAACACTTGCATCTGTTTTAAAATCATATGTATTCTGATAATAACTAGTCTTCCAACCTAACTTATAAGTGTTTAATAAGTCTTTAAACATAACACTCATTGGTACTTCATTATTTTCATAATGTGTTGGATTATATGACCAGTTGCCTGATATTGCTTGATCAAAGAATTTTTGCATCACAGCAACTACGTTTATATACCCGTCATTGTTGGGCATATCCCAAAGTAGGGTATAAAAGTTTTTCAGTCTTGCGTAATCAGGTACTATTTGTTTTAATGGACCTTTTTTACTTTTCTTAACTGAAAGGAAGCCACGTGGTGGCTCTATTCCGTTAGTAGCATTACTAACAACGGAAGAACTTTCTGAAGGCATCTGTGCCGACAGAGTTGAATTTCTCATTCCATGTTCTTTTATTTCTTTTCTAAGTTTTTCCCATTTCATTTTTAAACTAGTCGAACAAATTTCATCAAGATCTTTTTTATAGTGATCGATAGGTAATTCACCTTTTGCATATTTTGTTCTATCAAAGTATTCACACTTTCCTTTTTCTTTTGCAAGTTCTACAGAGGCTTTAATTAGATAATACTGGAATGCTTCTGTAAGTTCATGCACAACTTTTATAGCACCTTTGTCACCATACTTGACTTGGTTTTTAGCGAGATAATGTGCAAGTCCGATATAACCTATACCTAAACTTCTTCTTGCTTTTGTAGAAATTTCAGCCGCTGTAACCGGATAATTTTGATAGTCAATTATTTCATCTAATGCTCTTACTGCCACTTCACATAATTCTTCAAGCTCACTTAAATCTTTTATTGTACCAACGTTGACTGCACTTAAAATACATAAAGCAATCTCACCGTCACCATCAATATGTTGCAATGGCACAGTAGGTAAAGTTATCTCCTGACACAAGTTACTCATAGAAACCTTGTCTTGGAAACTACTGTGTGTATTGGCGTGATCTATATTCATAATATAGATACGACCTGTCTCTGCTCTTTCCTGTAATAGTTTACCAAAAAGTACCTGTGCAGAAATTTTCTTCTTATGAATCTTTTTATCTTTCTCATACTTAACATACAACGCATCAAATTCATCTGTTCCAAATGCATCATACAAACCTGGTACGTCATGTGGAGAGAACAAAGTTATTTCTTCATCACCTAACAATCTTTCATAAAATAATTTAGATAATTGTATCGAATAATCTAACTTACGTACTCTGTTATCTTCTGTACCTTTATTATTTTTTAGTACGAGAATGTCTTCAATCTCTTGGTGCCAGATAGGGAAGTGTACTGTTGCACTACCTCCACGCACACCATTCTGTGTGCAACATCTCACAGTCGCTTCAAACTTCTTAAGGAAAGGAACAACACCTGTGTGTGCAACTTCTCCACCTCGTATACGAGAATTGATTCCACGTATCCTACCTGCATTGATTCCAATGCCGGCTCTTTGTGCAATATATCTACCAATTGCCATATCGCTAGAAAAGATACTTGGTAAAGTATCATCTACTTCAACTAATACACAACTAGCAAACTGTCTGATTGGTGTTCTTACACCTGCCATTACTGGAGTAGGTATGTTTACTTTAAATTGACTTGTGGCATTATAATACTTCTTAATGTACTTCATTCTATCCTCTTTAGGATAGTTTACAAACAAAGTCGCCGCAATCATCATGTACATAAATTGTGGTGTTTCAAATATCTTACCAGAACTTCTATCTTGCACAAGATATTTGTCAACTACTTGACGTAATCCAGCATAAGTGAAATTAAGATCTCTATCATGCCTAATATAACTGTTTAATTTATTCCATTCATCATCAGAAAATTTTGATAAGATTGATTTATCATATACTCCACGTTCGATATTTGTTGCAACAAAGTATCGTAAAGGTACATGACCTTCTGCTGGCATAAATTTTCCATATACGTGTTTCTGTAAACTGAATAGTAATAATCTGGCCGCTACATATTGATAATTTGGATTTTCAAGATCAATTAAATCGTTAGCCGACTTAATTAAAATTTCTTGTATCTCGTCTGTTGTCATTCCATCTCTAAACTGCAAACCAGAGTTCATTTCAACTTGAGATGATGATACACCTGATAACCCTTCACAGGCCGCTTCTGTCATTTTATGAATTTTGTTGATGTCTAATAATTCTTTTCGACCATCACGTTTTAAGATATATAAATCTGCTTTCTTGTTCATTTTTTTCTCGTCTTTAGTTTATATGCTTATTTTAGACTAAAAATCTAAAAGTGTCAAATCTTTTTCGCGAAAAGATTTCAAGTGGACAACTGTAATTATGGTTATAACTCCTGAGTAAACAGGAACTATAACTTAATCAGTTTTCCACCTCTTTACAACGTAACTTAAAGTTGCATTTTGGGTAGAACTACCGTTTGTGTAACGCAATCTAACTTTACCTGAGTTAACATCAGCACTAAAAGTTATATCACTCGTTGGATCTGTTTCTGTTCTATCATCAATATAATCAGCATCTGTACCATCGCTTATTATTCTAATAGTACCCACAGCCAAAGCCGTGCCAAATTTAAAACTGTAATCTACAAACATTGTGTTTGTTTCTGTTAAATCAAAACTTGTTATAACTAAATTTGTCGATGAAGTGTTCAGCGTTTGCTTTAACAATGAATTTGGTCCAACATAAATGTTGTTATTGAATTCTGGTTTAGAGTCTTGCGTGTATACTCTAATGTTGTTTGCTACTGTAGTTAATCCTGAGCCTTGTGAAACATTTAAAAAGTTTGACACTAGCTCTGCTTGTTTTGGTGAATCTGTCGAGATTAGTAAATTACCATTTACTGCAAGTGACTCCGAAGGATAACTTAGGTTAGCAACTGTTCCTTTAATGAACACGTTTGCAGGAGTACCACTTCCTGCGTTTACACCGGCTGTTCCAATTGGATTCAAACCAGCAAGTGTTGTTGAAATATTTACTCTTGTGTTATCAAAAACTGTTGCAGGATATACACCAGTACTGAAAGTAGCAACTGCTGGTATCGTGA